CTAAATAAATAACCATGCGAATATTAATAGCTTGCGAAGAAAGCGATGAAGTAAGAGGCAGGTTTGAAAAATTAGGATTTGATGCATGGTCATGCGATATACAACCTAATAGAAACCCAAATGCTAAGCACTATCAATGCAGCATATTTGAAGTATTAAATAACGGATGGGATGCAATGATAGCCTTCCCACCTTGCACACATTTAGCCGTTTCAGGTGCTGCATGGTTTGAACAAAAACGCAAAGACGGCAGGCAGCAAGAAGGTATTGACTTTTTTATGGCAATGGTAAATGCTCCGATTAAACACATAGCTATTGAGAATCCTGTTGGTATTATGAGTAAACTTTACAAGAAACCTGACCAAGTTATTCAGCCTTATTATTTTGGAGATGAAGCACAGAAAACTACTTGTTTATGGCTTAAAAATTTACCAAAACTGTATCACAATGCTGCACCTAATTTATTTGATAATAACATTACACACGTGGGAAAAGGAGAATTTATAATACATAAATCAGGCAAAAAAAAGCCTAAATGGTTTGCTGATGCTTTTAAATTAAAACCTGATGAAAGAAGTAAAGAAAGATCTAAAACATTTCCGGGAATTGCTGAAGCTATGGCTAATCAATGGGGAAATTATTTACTTTTACAATCCCAAAACCTAAAACCATGAAAGGATTACAGCCACAGGCAAAGGATGCCGAAATAGCCATACTTGGAGCGATACTGATTGAATCTAATGCCATAGACAAAGTGACCGACCTACTCACCCCGGATAGTTTTTACGTATCCGCACATCAAAAGATATTCACATCCATACTTAACCTACAAAAGAAGCACCAACCCATTGACCTCGTCACAGTTACGGAAGAACTGAAACAAGCCGGACACCTCGATGAAATAGGCGGACCATACGAACTGGTAAAGCTTACCAATGCCATCGTATCTTCTGCAAACATCGTAAACCATGCCCGCCTTGTTCACGAAAAGTACACCCTACGCAAACTTATATCCATATCCTCCGAAATAACCGCCAAAGCTCTCGATCCTGAATCAGACTGCTTCGAACTGATTGACCTTGCAGAAAAGCAAATCATGACGCTATCCAATAACAACACCGCCGATACCTTACATATTTCGAGCGTTTTGATTAACACTTTAAATAAAATTGATAAATGGAAAGCAGTCGGTACATCCATTACCGGCATAAAATCAGGATTCTCAGACCTCGACAATGCCACACGCGGATGGCAACCCGGTGACCTGATTATTGTGGCAGCACGACCATCCGTAGGTAAAACCGCGTTTGCGCTCAATTTGGTGCGAAATGCGGCCTTATCTGGTGCAGGTGTAGGGGTATGGTCACTTGAAATGAAAGCGCCTTATTTAGCCCTTAGAATGCTTGCAGCGCAATCGGACATAATTTTAAACAAATTGCAGACAGGCAGCCTGACAGATGTTGAATACAAAAAGTTGGCTGAATCGGCCAACAGTCTGAGCCGTTTCAATATATTCTTTGACGATGCGAATGCCGTAAATTTACGCTCCTTAAAAGCAAAGGCACGCCGGCTAAAAAAGAAGCATGATATTGGCCTGATCGTTATCGACTACCTTCAGCTCATGCATGGTGAAAGCAAAAACAACCGCGAGCAGGAGATTGCGACCATTAGCCGGGAACTTAAAAACCTTGCTCAAGAACTTGAAATACCTATCGTTGCCCTCTCCCAATTGAGCCGGGAAGGTGTAAAGAATAGCAGCTGGGATGTCCCTCCACCGATATCTTCCCTACGTGAATCCGGTGCCATCGAGCAGGATGCGGATTTGATACTTATGCTTTGGGGTGCAAATGACGCTGAATTATCAAATGATAAAAGCTATGAGGGGAAGAGACGGATTAGGATTATGAAGCAAAGGAACGGAACGTTAATGACCTGTGAGATGGATTTCAGGAATGAGATTCAGTTATTTAAAAGCATTGCGGATATTCAAAGAGATGAAATAACTTTTTAACCATATATTTGTAAACCAAAAAACCTAAAACCATGAACAAAGATTATCTAAGCTTTTTAGATTCTAAAAAGCACAATTCAATCGATTATGGCATTAATCCTAATTTTATTCCGGATGCCATGTTTGACTATCAAAAACACGTTACTGAATATGCAATTAAAAAAGGAAGATGCGCCGTATTTTTAGATACAGGATTAGGCAAAACATTGATTCAGTTAACTATTGCAACAAATTATTTAAGACATACGAATAAGCCAGTATTAATAATTACACCCCTTGCAGTAGCTTTTCAATTTATTAAAGAGGCTGAAAAGTTTAAAATTGATGATATCGAATATAGTAAAGACGGAAAATACAAATCAAAAATTGTCGTATGCAATTATGAGAGGCTTGAGCATTTTAATAGTAATGATTTTGATTGTGTATTATTAGATGAAAGCAGTATATTAAAAAACTTTGATGGAGCTATAAAAGGTCATATTACATCATTCCTAAAAAAGGTTAAATACCGTTATTTGTTTACCGCAACTCCAGCTCCAAATGATTATATTGAATTTGGCACAAGTAGTGAAGCATTAGGTTATTTGCCTTATATGGATATGCTTCAAAAGTTTTTTAGAAATAATGAAAACAACATTCGCCCTCAAGACATTGGAAGTAAATGGTATTTAAAACCACACGCAAAAGAAACATTTTTTAGTTGGCTTACTCAATGGAGCATACATTTAAAAAAGCCATCAGATATTGGATATACAGATGATTTACATAAATTACCTGAATTAATAGAAAATATTCATGAAGTTTATAATACTAACAATTGGGTAATAAACGGACAAATAAGGTTATTTAATAGTATTGCTAAAACAATGAGTGAAGTTAGGCAAGAGCAACAAGGCACAGTAACAGAGCGATGCCATAAAGCAGTTAAAATAGCATCAGATGTTTGTGTTTATTGGTGCAATTTTAATGATGAAGGTGATTTGATTGATAAATTAGATAACGAAGCAGTACAAATAAAAGGATCTATGCCACTTGAAAAAAAGGAAGATATACTTTTAAATTTTGCAAATGGCAATATAAAAAGGTTAATAACAAAACCTAAAATAACATCATTTGGATTAAACTGGCAGCATTGTAATCATACAATTTACTTTCCTACATGGAGTTATGAGCAATATTATCAATCAATAAGACGCTTTTGGAGGTTTGGTCAAATTAATCCAGTAACTGTTGATATAATTATATCGGATGGTCAAAAACGTGTTATTGATACTTTATTATATAAAACAAATAAAGCAAAAGAATTTACTGAAACAATTAATAAAGCTGTAAATAAACAAATAGATTTAACTGTAAAACCATTTAATAATAACATTATAAAACCTTTATTTATTAACAATTAAACCTAAAACCATGAAAGTTAAAGATCAATTACATTCTGAAAATTTTAGTATTTACAACGGAGACTGCATTGACGTAATTACACAATTACCTGACAATTGCATTGACTTTTCTATTTATTCACCTCCTTTTGCTGGATTATATATTTATTCATCTGACAAAAGAGATATGAGCAATAATGAAAATCCTGAATCATTTTTAGAACATTATGAATTTTTAGTAAAAGAAATGTCAAGAATAATTAAGCCGGGAAGGATTATTGCAGTACATTGTCAGGATGTTATTACACATACCACAAAACATAATCTTTGGGATTTTCCTCATGAAATAATAAAACTTCATTTAAAACATGGCTTTACATATAATAATAGAATTACAATATGGAAAGAGCCATTGGAAGTAAGAATGAGAACAATGGTACAAAGTTTAACTCACAAAAATATAGTTGAAGATAGCACACGATGTTTTACTGCTATACCTGATTATGTATTAATATTTAGAAAAGCTGGTGAAAATAAAGTACCTGTAATTCATTCAAATGGTTTGACGGATTTTGATTATTTTGGTGAAACTCCTTTTTTGGCTATGCATGAAAAGCAATATGGTAAATATGAATATTTTAAAAAGAAATGGCAAAATTTTGATGGAGATCCAGCATTAAATAAATTAGCTCATATCACGTGGCAAAGATATGCCTCAAGTGTTTGGGATGATATTAGAGGAGATAATGTTTTACCATTTAAAGACAGCAAAGAAGATGATGATGAAAAGCACGTACATCCGCTGCAATTGGATGTAATTGATAGGCTTGTATATCTTTATTCTAATCCTAATGAAACCGTATTAACTCCTTTCATGGGTGTAGGTAGTGAAGTTTATTCACCTGTATCAATGGGAAGAAAAGCCATAGGTATTGAATTAAAAGATAGCTATTATAAGCAAGCTATATTAAATCTTCAGCAAGCTGATAAAAGATTTGTAAAAAAACAACAAGCTGAATTATTTGATATTTAAACTCATTGCCGTCTTAATCATTTTAACGGTTAGTAGGTCATTATGATTTAAAGGGGGACGGCAATAACCCGGAAGGCTAATGGAAGCCAGCAACGAGAGCAAACGTAGCTCGCCTGTAAAACCAGTAAGTTGTAATAAGTTCGAATCTTAATTCCGGGTCAAATGTTATTAATAACGGTTTCGGGCTTGGCGAAGGTGGGCTTGTAGAATGCTTAAATTTAGCAGGATTTGTCTGCCCACTTTTGCCAAACCCGTGTTATAACCAGTGCTTTTGATATGTAAAGAAAAATGCCAAAAGCTATACAAGTTTAAAAAACATATAAAGAAAACAATTAAAAACTATACAAATGATAAACTGGAAATATTGGAAAATGGTCAAATGGTTAAATGCTATGAAAAAGAAGCATCAAACTTATGCTTTCAAATTGCTTTGTAGCGGAACTGAAATAATAATCTATGTCGAAGGAACTGATAGCAAAGATGATGAATTTAGGATGTCGATTCTTTAGCATTGGTTATAACTACTTGCTTAACGCAATGCGTATTAATACTTAATATAGAAGGATAGGCGAAACTTTGGTACATATAGTACCGATATAACTCAAAAAGTAAACATTATGAAAAGTAAAGGTCAGCTTCTGCCTTCCGCCTTGTAACCAAACCATTCAGCACTTTACCCCCAGCCTTTGTCCATCTGTTAAATTCATCTCGTATAGTCGCATCATTTGGGTTTGCATTGACCTTTTTAAGTAGTGTACTTTTAGCTAAATTGCCGGCGCCAACATTAAAGGCAAAGGATGTGAGCGCACCAAGCTGATTATCATTTATTGCAGACTTAACAAGTTTTGACACCTCCGCTTCAAACTTACCTACCATAAAGAATAGAAGTTTATCAGCACGATCAAGCGTTATCTTATCCCCCATTTGCACTTTGCTCCCGTTTTCATAGAACGTACTTCCCCAACCTATTGTGAAAATTTTTGCCGGGCATAAATATGCTTTCAGCTTTAACCTTTCAAACTTTCTGATTATCGGAATTCCCTTGTTCATAATCTTTAATGAATTTTAATAGTTTCTTTTGAGCCGCAAATATTACCTTATAAGCATTCCGCTTAATTACATTCATGTCTTCAATCTCTTCCTCATAAGTCCTGAATTCAGCATCGCATATATCCGCAATGGTAGCCAATAACATACACTCAACCTCAATAATCTGCAACAGCTCATTATCGACCGGCATGAAGTCCGTATGTATATTAGCTTCGTCCGTCATAAGATTTTACCTTTATGGATGCGATAATTACGTACATGAAAGTCTTTGCCGTTGTCCGATAAGTCAACCATAGCAAAGCCGTGTGACCATTTATTTATGGGCAGATAGGCCGGATTTAACTCGGAAAGGCAGCCCAAACTCCACGTAGTCACAATATCGCCATTCATATTGCTTTCAGTGTGTTCGCTTACTGAATGATTATGGCCTTGCATAGCAGATACCTTGCCCCTTAAAAACAAACCCCTTGCCACATTCACTGGACTGAATATCGACTGCCCAAATTCATGGCCATGCACGATATTTAAATCATTTGCCTTTATAATCCGCTTATCCCCGATTAGATCAATGCCCCGCTCATTTAATCCCAAAAGATGCTGTAATTCAAATTCCTGAACGCCTAATAGCTCTGGAGCTTTGGCCATAAGGTAATGTTGATATCTCTCCTCATGATTGCCTATCTTATAATAAATCTTTGCATTAAACTGACTTAATACATCCAAAAACTCACGCGCCGATTGTAGCTCATGCGCCACTGACCTTTTACGCGGATCTTTGCCAAACCTGCTTAACTGATAAAAGTCCAGTATGTCACCATTTAATAATATCGCATCCGGCTTTTCAGCTTGTAAATAATCAAAGCAGGCAGTAAGAGCATCAATAGAATGATAAGGGATATGAACATCAGAAAGTACGGCGATTTTCTTTTCTTTAATGTAATACGGCTCATATTTGGTTTCTTCTGATTCGGGTAACTTGTATGGGTTTTTAGGTCTTTCTTCGGTCATTATCATTTCTTTTTTAGCAACATTTTTACGATGCATTGCTCCGTTTTTGCCCTCAATATATCTCAACCTTGTTCTTGCATCTTCAACATCTTTGAACACCTCTTTATTTTCATTATACATTAACCTTGCAAGAGCTAACGTAGGCATTTTCATTCCATACTTTAACCTGTATTCCCTTGAGATGTCAGCTTTATTCATTCTATTAGTTTATCAATGTCAATGCCCTGATCGCGTGCCTCTTCCCATAGCCACTGCCATACCCCCTCAATAGTTCCATTGTCTTCAAATTTGCGCCGGCCATTATGCAACACATCAAAAATAAATATGGCCATATTCAAAGATGACTGATATCGCGCCAGCTCCATCCGGTCATCATGATTAGTCAGGTCAAATGTTATCTGAGCCGTTGCCATTATAATGGTTTTATAAGTCTAACTATAACTTTACGGAAGGTCCATATAAGTAAAGCTATAACTAACCAAATAAGCCAGTTTCTTTGGCCTTTCACTTTGTCGCATTTATTGGTTAAATATTCGACTTTATGCTCTGATATGTCCAGTTTTTTGTGTAATAAACTTGACATTTTTTGGCAACTGTCAATTATTACTTGACTTTTCGCTGTATTCTCCTGGGTCTTAATAATATATTTAATAGTCGGCTTACATGGTATTTTTGTGATTACTTGTTTAATTTTTTCCACTATAACCGTGTCGCAGTTGGCAGATAGCAGACTATCAATCAAATAACTCATGTACTGAAACTCAACTTCGTATTGCTGAAGCATTGCAGTATCCGCAACAGTTACCGTCTCAATAGTTTCCTTTATTGGATACCTTTGGGAGCATTCCTTTGCAGATGCCTCCGGAAGCTTATCCATTATCTTATGTAACTTATTAGGTGTATTGCATGAT